TCCGGATCTCAACTCGATTCCTCAACCATTGCAAACACCGCTGGTCTTGTGCTTAAGATTGTTGGCTTCTTTAATGCCCCCGAAAACACCCCTGGTGAAAACTTCGTGGACGTAGTTGTCAAGATTAATGCTCACATGTATAGCAGCGCTGGTGTTGCTAACACAGCACCATAATAGGAGATAAATCATGGCAATTTCACGCGCCCAGCTAGTAAAAGAACTCGAGCCCGGTCTCAATGCCTTATTTGGTCTTGAGTACAAAGGCTACGAGAAAGAGCACACTCAGATTTTTGACGTTGAGTCGTCTGATCGTGCATTTGAAGAAGAGGTGATGCTGTCGGGTTTTAATACTGCGCCTGTGAAGACCGAAGGTGCTGGCGTTGCATACGACCAAGCACAAGAAGTTTACACCGCACGTTACACCCACGAGACTATCGCACTGGCGTTTTCCCTGACTGAAGAGGCAGTGGAAGATAACCTGTACGCGTCTCTGGCAGCTCGCTACACCAAGGCCTTGGCTCGCTCCATGTCTAGCACCAAACAGATTCGTGCTGCATCCATTTTGAATGGTGCATTTACGACTACGATTGGTGGCGACGGCGTGGCTTTGTGCTCAGATGTGCACCCGACTCTGTCTGGTCCTAATCTGCGCAACGAATTGGCAACACCTGCCGATTTGAGCGAGACTTCTTTGGAACAGGCATTGATCGACATTGCAGCGTTCACTGATGAACGCGGCTTGAAGATCTCTATCCAGGGCTTGAAGCTCATCATTCCTAAAGAGTTGCAGTTTACGGCTGATCGTATTCTGAAGTCCACCCTCCGTGTTGGCACTGCAGACAACGACATCAACGCAATCCGCAACATGGGCATGGTGCCTCAAGGCTACACAGTCAACCACTATTTGACTGATCCTGACGCCTACTTCATTCGTACCGATGCACCTAACGGCATGAAAATGTTTGAACGTGTCAGCATGAAAACCGGCTTTGAAGGCGACTTCGACACCGGCAACGTGCGCTACAAAGCCCGTGAACGTTACAGCTTCGGCTTCAGCGATCCACGCGGTATCTTCGGTTCTCCCGGAGCTGCGTAAAAAAGGGGGCTTTTGCCCCCTTTTTATTTTTTCGATTTAGGTGTATATTTAAAACATTCCGGGGTCCCCGGTGTTTCTGACAGTCCCGGCTGACGACATGCAGACAGAAACGCCATTATTCGCATGTGAGGAAAAATCATGGCACGTACCACGTTCTCCGGCCCAGTCGCATCCCAAAATGGCTTTGTTGTCGTTGCTTCGAACACCGAGAAGTTGCTGACTATTCAGGCTCCCGCTGACTTAACAGCAGACACCACCCTTGTATTTCCAAACGGGACAGGCACCAGTGGTCAAGTTTTGACCACCAACGGCGCGGGTGTTCTCTCATTCACCAACTCCGGTATTGTTTTTGCAGTTGCCCCTGACGGTAGTTCACAAAACTGGGTGTTTTCGGGCCCCGGTATTGTTACAGGCAACACCAGCGACCCTATTTTGTATTTGTCCAAAGGTTTTACTTACACCTTTGTCAATGCTGGGGGTGCAAACCACCCATTCCAAATCCGTGAGTCAAGCGGCGGTGCGCAGTACACACCTGGCGTCACGGGCAGCACGACAGGTACGCAGATCTTTACAGTGCCTATGAATGCCCCCGCCACCCTGTATTACCAGTGCTCTGTCCACAGTGTCATGGGCAACGTGATCAACATCTCTTAAGGAGATTGGCATGAGCTTCGCAAGTAATATTTCCGCTACTACCAAGGCGGCAACAGGAAACGCAGTAGATGGACGTGCGCGCTTGGCGGGCGTCTATTTTGTGTCAACAGGCACTGCGGGCTCGATTACGCTTCGCACAGGGGGCGCATCTGGTCCGGTCCTTTTGCAGCTTGCTTCTCCTGCGGCGGCTCTGACGACGGATTTGATGATTCCTGACAACGGGATTCTCTTTGAGGACGGCGTACATGTGACCCTCTCGGGGGTGTCTAGTCTTACCGTACTCCATGTTGGTGGAGTAACGGCTGCCTAATGAATGCCCAAAATGCCTACTTCTAAACGATCAGGAATGGGTATTAAAACCTCGGTAAAGAGCGGAAATTTCCGCCCTACCAAGGCAGGAGCAGGCATGACCAAAAAAGGCGTGGCGGCCTTTAAAAAAGCTAATCCAGGGAGCAAATTAATGACTGCCGTCACGGAGCAGAAGCCGTCTTCCGTCGCACGTGCCAAACGCCGCAAGAGTTATTGCGCTCGTTCGGAGGGTCAAATGGAGATGTTCCCGGAGGCGGCTAAGGATCCCGATAGTCGCCTTCGACAGGCTAGAAAAAGATGGAAGTGCTGAGTCATGGACATGCTTATATGGAACATCGTCTTAACAGGATTGGTGGGTGTGATGGGCTTTGTAGTCAAAGACAAGTTTGCTGAGATAAATCGTCTAAGCATTCTTCTTAATAAAACGAGAGAGGAGGTAGCACGTGATCATGTTACTCGTGCAGAAGTTCGGGCAGATATGGCGAAGATTGTCGAACACGTCGACAGTCGTTTCGACCGACTCGAACAAAGACTTGACCTCCTCACAGGCAGACAATACAGTTCACAAGGATGAAACATGGCAACAAAACCAGGTCTCTATTCCAACATTGCCGCCAAGCGTAGACGCATCGAGCAAGGTTCCGGAGAAAGAATGCGTGAGCCCGGCCAAAAAGGCGCGCCCACGAAAGAAGCGTTCATAGCTTCTGCAAAAACAGCTAAACAACCTAAGGAGGAATCCATGAAAGCAGTGAAAAAGAAAGCGTCCGGCGGCTCGATGGACATGGTCAAGAAAAACGGCAAGATGGTTCCCTCTTTTGCTGCGGACAACGTGGGCAAGATGAAAAAAGGCGGCGCGGTGGGCATGCACAAGATGCCTGACGGCACGATGATGAAAGATTCTGACATGGCCAGTATGGGCCGTGCCGTGAAACGTAAAACGGCCGACGTTAAGGGCCGAGCAATGAAAAAGGGGTATTAATCATGGCTGGTAAAGGAATGGGTATCGCTACCAAAGGCGGCGGATGTATTGAGGGTGGCTCAAAAAACAAGATGATGTCTGAGCCAAGTAAAAAGACAGGCCCCGCAATGCTGAAAAAGGGCGGGGCAGTCAATGCGCACAAGATGATGGCCATGAAGGGCGTCACCAAAATGCGTGAAGGCGGGGCTTGCTAATAGATGGCCACCTCAGGAACGACCGCATTTAACCTCTCGATTGATGATTTAATCGAAGAGGCTTTTGAGCGTTGTGGGATGCGGATGACCAATGGTTATCAGCTTACCTCTGCGCGCCGGTCGCTCAATATTTTGTTTTTGGATTGGGCCAACCGTGGTCTAAACCTTTGGACGATCGAGCAGGCTATATACCAGCTTACGCCGGGAACAAACGAGATTTCATTGTCCGCAGACACTGTCAACGTGTTGTCAGCGGTCATACGAGACTATTCGCAATCTCCCTCAACAGATATCACGATTGATCGAATCAGCCGTGAGGATTATTTGAACGTGCCGGACAAGACAACACAGGCCCGTCCTGCGCAGTATTACGTACAGCGTACAAACGTTCCGAAGGTCTTCTTTTACCCGGCTGCCAACCAGAATTATGGGTTTGTGTATTACCGTATTCGTCGCATCCAGGACGCCGGAGATTACACCAACACTGCTGATGTAAATTTCCGGTTTCTCCCCTGCTTAGCGTCTGGATTGGCTTATCAGTTGTCATTGAAGTACGCTCCTGAACGTACTCAAGGCTTGAAAGCCTTCTACGAAGAGGATTTCTCTCGCGCCGCTGCGGAGGACCGAGACACAGCAAGCGTATCGTTCGTACCCCAACTGGATTACTGACATGGCGTTTGCAAGCGGCAAATTTTCGTTTGGACTATGCGATTACTGCGGACAGCGGTACCCGTATAACGTCCTGCGGAAGAATTGGCGCGGTTTTAAGGTGTGTCCTGATGACTACGAGCCAAAGGAGCCCCAGCTTGATCCATTGAAGTATAACGGCGATGCCATTGCACTACAGGGGCCACGTCCGGACCGTGTAGAGCCTTTATCTGTGTATTTAGGGGCACCTGGCGACTCATTTTTTCAGAGCATCGGTGGCTCAAACACGACAAATGGCTCTATCATTAGCCTAACTAATATGCAGCCTGAGACGCCAACTGTGGCGCTTGTTGGCCGCATTGGGCAGGGCAACTTGACGGTGGTCATCACATGAACTACAGCGAACTTGTAACCAATATCCGGAATTACACCGAGGTCGGGGCCAATGTGTTTACCGAGCCGGTAATCAACACGTTTATCACGATGGCGGAGAACCGCATTCTTCGTGACATTGATTTGGATGTTTTTAAGCTTGAAGTGACAGGCAACATGACGATAAATAATCGTTTTTTGACTGCTCCTTCAGACATGCTTACTCACCGATACATGTTAATCACCAACCCAACTACTGGGGATCAGTACTTTTTAGATTTCAGGGACACTTCGTTCATGAAGGAGTATTGGTCTGACCAAGTTGAAGTTGGAATTCCCAAGTACTATTCTGTTTGGGACCAGGACAGCTTTTACGTTGCTCCCACCCCAAATGCCAACTATGTGGTTGAGCTGGGCTACATTCGTCGTCCGCCGCAGATTTCTACGGCTACTCCTACC